ATTTATAAGATTTTGAAGGAGCTGAACTGGAAATGAGGGTTAGAAAGCTATGGAAGATGTTGTTAGAGGAAAAGTTAGCAAAAGTATATATGGTAAACATGATATTAAGGAGTTGATAACGTGCAAGAAACAACAATAGTTATACCTGGAGAGCTACCGGACTTGAATACAATTATAGATGCTTCCAAGACACATTACATAAAATACAGTGATTTGAAAAAAGAATATACAGAGATGGTAGCTTGGTTAGCTAAAGGAAAAGGACAGTTTGACAAAATAGACTTAGATATTACCTGGTATTGCAAAAACAAACGCAAGGATAAGGATAATATTGCAGCAGGAATTAAATTTATATTAGATGGGTTAGTAATGGCAGGGACAATTGAAAATGATGGATGGAAGCAGGTTAACAGTTTTAAGCATAGTTTTAAGGTGGACAAGCAAAATCCACGTATAGAGGTAGATATTAAGGAGGTTATAGAAAAATAACTGGAGGGATAGAGAATGTTGACTTTGGAATATTGTGCTAGAGCGGTTGTGAGATACTTGAACGGAGATATGGATTTATTCAGGACATACACTAGAAAGGCTATGAAAATATACGAGCAAGAGAAATGTATAGCGGCTATAGGGGAAATGATACCAACTACAACAAAACAAAAACTTTATGAGATGGTGAGCTAGATGGATTGTAAAAATTGCATATGCATTAATTGCGAAAAAAAATTTGGAATAAATAAAGAAAAATGTATGTGTCATAGGTGCGAAACAGAATTCAGTGGAGATGGCATAGGGTATTGCAAGGAATACAGAAAAATGAACAACAATACTCAATTAAATATGTTTATGGAGGGACAGCTATGGAAAAGAAAGATAAACTTAAGGATAAAATAAATAAATTTATAAACGTAGTGATAGATAAAGCAGTAGAAGATGGAAATTTAGAGCACTTTGAGATAGAAATAAGTAATCATCAAGGAAATCTGCAGATGAATAGTACTACAAAGAAGAGAGAAAAGGTCTATTAAATGAATGAGAAAGGATACGTAAATATTAAAGTTAGACATGTGTTACAATGAAATTTTGAGATAAGGTAAGAATATGAAAATTTATAATGGGATAGAGTATAACAATTAGGGATAAAAGTATTATCGTAATAGAAAATTATTGTCCTGTAAAGGGAATGTATATACTATTATGGTTCTAATGATAAAATGAAAAATTATAAAAAAGGTAGATATTTGTAAAATAAAAAAGGATTTTTCCCTTTCTTATAGAAGAATAATAAAAAGGAAGGGGGAAAATTATGGCTTTATTTAATCCTTATAGAGGTTTTATATTACAGAATGGTCAAATAACAATGGATGAGTTGGCAAATATGTCAAATTTTAATAAAAAAGAATTATTAAGAAATATGATGAGGAAATTAGAGAAAGAGTCTAAGGTTACGTACACAGATAGTAAGGAAAATGTAACTGTATTATATTTTTATAGAAAAATAAATGAAGATATAATAATTCTCCAATTTGCTAGGAAAAAACATTTAAAAATAAGAATACCTAAAGAAAATTGCATAGAAGAAGATAAAGAAGATGACTTTCCATATATATATGTAATACTAGATTTAAAAACTCAGGTTTTTTTGTTTGAACATAAGAGTACAGTGTTTTATAGCACAAAGGGATCAAAAAATGCATTTATGGCTCTTTTTAATTATTATTTGAGAAAATATAATTGTACTATAGAATTTGAAAAAATACTTGATCAAGGTGAATTTTGGCATTATATAGATATGCTAGATAAAATTAATATTATAAAATTATCCTTAAATTCACCTAACTTATTTGGTGGAATTTTTGCGACAAATGAGTTACTAGAAAGACTAAGAAAGTTATATAATAATAAAAAATTTGAATTTACTCTTATAAACAAAGAAAATACTCTTAAAAATATAAATAAAGATGATATGGATGATTCAATTAGGTATATAGAGAATGGAGGAGGCAATTGGAGTATAGAAGGAAAGGATAATAAACAAAATATTATTAAAAGAAATAGTGAAGAACTAATTAAAAAAGTTGTAATAGAAAATATTGAGGACGAAGAAATAATGATAAAAGAGATAGGGAAGATTAATAAAGGCTTATTTGAGAAAAGCAAAAAAGATTGATAAAAGGATTTGATATACATGAGAAACTATAAGAAACATAAAAAAGAGATAATTCGGTTGTTAATTATAATGATATTAACAACTTTAGGTTCTTATTTTGTATCATTTAAGTTTATTTCAGAAAAGGAAATCAAGAATATAATGGGAGAACATATTTTTAGTTACTCATATTTAATAACTTTTTTACTTACTACTATTGGGGTTTTAATAACATTAATAACCTTTATTTATACGATGTTTAACAAATTTTTAGAAGATATACATCAAATATTTGAAAAATATGAAATAAAAAAAATTAAAGACAGAGAGCATATTGAAAAAAGTATACAATACAGTTTTTCAGAAATAACAAAAGAATTATCTGATAATATAAAACTAATTTTAGTTCTACTAGTGATTGTATTCGCACATTTTATTGGATACTATAGTAATATAAATCAAAAATTAATATTCTCAGATGTTTTTGTATTGGCTTTTGAAATTGAAGTTTATATATTAACTATATTATCAATCATGGATACTGTAATTACATTGTTAAAATTATTGCAGCATGGTTTAATTGGAAATAACTATAACAAAAATTAATAGCATATTTTTGCAAATATAGTGTGTTCTAATTATGAATATAGAGATTGTATGAGCGTATTTCGTAAATAAAATATAAGTCCCACTATATAGATAGCGGACACTTTGACTACTTAATTGTAGTTGAGGTGTCTTTTTTATTGAGGAGGGAAGAAAATGCAGGATTTAATAATTGAATCAGAAGAACTAAGAAAACAGCTAAATAATAATATAGATGAACTTAAAAAAGTAGGATATAACAAAGCAAAGGCAGAGTATGAGTATAGAGTAGCACTTTCAAAAGAAATAATGATCCAAAGGAACCAGGGGCTTCCAGTTACAATAATAAATGATGTAGTGAAAGGTAAAGAAGAGATAGCTAAGTTGAAATTACAAAGAGATTATACAGAAACACTCTATGACGTAGCAAAGCAAAAAATTTATGCAACAAAGATTGAATTAGAAATAGTAGAAAATCAATTGCAAGCAGAAAGAAAGGGAGAATAAGGAGGGGAAAATATGGAGATTATTGAATCATATAAAGATTTATGTGAAGAAATTGAAATGTGGAAAGAAAGATTAAAAACATATGAAACACAAAAAGAAACTATAAGGAAGTTAGCTAAATTGGATGGTCCTAAAGATATAACAGGAATAGATTATAGTCAGCCATATGTAGATAGTACAAGACAAATAGGATTTGAAGAAGCACTTGAAATGTTAGGGAAACTTGATAGCCATATATATTTACACCAGCAAGCTATACAAAACATGGAGAAGTCAAAGAGGGAAATAAAAGAAAGAATAAAAAGATTAGAAGGACTAGATAAGAAAGTTGTGTATATGAGAGATATAGAAGGAATGACATTAAAAGATATATCTGGAGAACTAGGATATTCATATGATTACATACGTGAAATTAGTTCGAAAAATAAAAGAACCCACAATCGACCCACAGACAACGAAGAAATGAAGTGATATTATGATATTGGGAAGAAATTTTAGCTAACAGGTCTTAAAATAGAGCAAGGATTTATAAAAAAAAGGCTATTACTTTTAAAAGAATAGACCCCCTTCATTAGGGCATGTCTCACAAATAGGAGATGTGCCTTTTATATATACATAGAATAAATATCTAAATAGATGTTATCATAACTGATAAAAATTAAATTCTTATATAAAGAAAATCCTTCCTTTTATATACTAAATTTTGAAAGGAGGGATGGTAATGTGCGAAATAAAAGATATTGCTGCAAAAATTGAAAAAGTTCGCAAAGAAATGCATGACTTGCTTAAGGAAAAAGGTGATTTACTTGATTCAGAAATCGTAACAGTAAGTCAAAAGCTTGATTCTATTTTAAATGAGTATAATAAAATACTTAATAAAAATATGGACAAGTAGATAATAAGGGAGGGAAGAAATTCTCTCCTTTTTAATATAGCAAAGAGGTGATCAGATGATTTATATAGATGATAACGGAAGAATGCAATGTATTAAATTTAAACTTAGTGGAAAAATAACAATATATAATAAATCATCACTAAGGAGGAAATAAATTGGATAATAATACAGAAACAATAAAATCACTTAATGAATTATTACAAGGGGAATACATGGCGGTAGATAGTTTTAATAATTTCATATCTAGACTAGAAGATGAGAATGCGAAAAAGACTTTTCAAGAGGTTCAGAAGCAACATAGAGAAAACATTGATAAGTTAGCAAGTTATATACAAGATATTGAAGGACAGCCAGACGAAAACCTTGGCATGAAGGGTAGAATGGGTGAAATGATGCTAAATATGGATTTAGGTACTGAAGCAGATACAAATGAAATTATTAAAAAAGCTATTGAAGGAGAAACTAAAGGAGTTAATATGACTGAAAAAGTATTAAGAGGAAAACTGGATGATAGATCTAGAGATATAGCAGGTGAGATATTGGAGAAAGATAGAAAGTCTATTGAGAAATTAAAAAAAATATTATAAATATACTAATAGAGTTGACATAGCTATTTTTTATACCAAGTTTTAAGTTAGGTAGCGATAGATCCTCCTTCTCTTAGGGCATACTCTTATGGGTATGTCCTTTCTTGTCGAAATTTTGCTAGAGGATATTGTGAGTTTATGTAGAAGTAGGCAGGAGAAGGGAGGGGAGAATAAATGGCATCTGATTTTGAAAATATTGTAATTGATGAACGCAAAGCTTTTTTAATATTAAAGAGCTTTGCTGGGAAAAATGTATATGTAAAATCTATTGTAAATATTTTGGCAGATGATGGGTATAGTTTGGATGAAATTTTTAGTATATACACACCCTTTAAAGTAGATAGTATAGAAATAGGGAAAAGCTATATATACATATATCATTCAAACGACAGAATAATTTTAAATATAAGAAATGTAAAAAGCTATGAAGAAACTCCTAAAGGAATAAAAATCATATTAGAAAAAGAAAATGTATATCATGATATTTATTTTGAAATTTAATTAAATTAATTTTATTAATGAACCTAAACTGATATGATACTTCCAAAGTTAGATTATCTACTTGGAGGTATTTTTTTATGTAAAATCAAGGTAGGTGGTGATATGGAGAATGTGAGATTAACAAATAATCAAAAGATATTTTGTAATGAGTACCTGGTAGATCTTAATGCTACCAAGGCATATAAAGCAGCCAAAGAATTATGAACTTAGTTCGTATTTTCTTGGCTGCTTTAGTAATTAATCTTTGTCTAAGCACAATTCATCGAGTGTGACTTCAAGAGCCTTTGCAAGTTTAATAGCTGTAGATACTCTACAATCATTATTTTTTTCTATATCCTGAATGGTACGACGAGGGACTCCTGATACTTCTACAAGCTGAGGAACACTTAAACCTTTGGACAGTCTAATTTCACGTAAACGCATATTATCGCTTCCTTTCGGTGATGATAGTTAATATAGTATTTACTATAAATAGAACTATTATAATTATGTCAATCCAAGAGAGATTAGACAAATCAACTATTTTTAGAATGATAAATAAAAGTAAAAAGATTGAAAATATATTATTGTCAGTTTTCATTTTTGACAGTGGTATGATATAATTAAATTACCCTAGAAAGGGAGGGGCTTTCGCCCCTTTGGCTCTTACTTTTTCTTGGTTAGTTCCTTTAGTTTGCCGACTATTTGGAGGGTTAACCAGATTATTGTAAGAGCTTTTATTATATCATCCACTTCCTCACCTCCTTTCTATATTTATATTATAGCACGGAATAACGTGCTATGTCAATAGTTTTTAATAAAATTTTTATAAACAATATTATTAAATTAGACATCCAGTAGGGTGTCTTTTTTCTTGTGATAAATTAGAGAAAGGAGAATATAAATGCCAATAGCATATACAGCTTTCCTTACTGCTTCAACAGCATTATTCGAAGTAATAATAATGCTTATAGTGACAGGAATTATAATTTTAAAAGATTACTTGGACATGGAAAAGATGGTTAAGGAAAGTGAAATAATTTTTCCACCTAAGCCAAAATTACCGCCAATACCAAAAGAGAAAATAAGGGATGATGTAAATGAATAAGAAACCATTAAGACCATGCAAGAAAATAGGATGTCCTAATCTAACTAGAGAAGGGTACTGTGAAGATCATATACAAGTAGCAGAAGAACATAAATCAATAAGAAATAAATATTATGATAAATATGTAAGAGAAAAGAAGTATACTGTTTTTTATAACTCAGATGAATGGGAAAGAGTAAGAGAAACTATATTAATAACTTACCATGGAATAGATATATATGCTTATTATATAAATAAAGAAATAGAATTAGCCAATACAGTTCATCACATTGTAGAGGTTAGGTACGATTGGGATAAAAGATTAGAATTAATAAATCTATTTCCTACAACAGAAAAAAATCATACTAAGATACATCAGTTATATAAGAAAGATAAAGAGGGAACTCAGAGGCTATTGATGGAGTTGTTAGAAAGATTTAGGAGGGAATACAACATACCCCCCTCCTTTTAAATGTTTTTATAGATGCCTAAAAGACCGAGATGCGTCAATAGCTTAAACAAAATTCCCTAAATGAATATTTTCGAGGAGGTGAGAAGGTGGCTAGACCCCGTGAACCAATCGACCTTTTAGTAGCAAAAGGAAAAAAAAATTTAACCAAAAAAGAAATAGAAGAAAGAAAGGCTCAAGAATTAAAAGTTGATAATGATAAAGTTGAAGCTCCTTCTTACTTACCAGATGATTTAAAAGAAGAATTTAATAGAGTTTCCGATGAATTAATAGCAATAGGCATTATGACAAATTTAGATTGCGAAGCTTTGGGGAGGTTTATAGTATCTGAAAGCCAGTATCAAAAAGTTACAGAAAAGATACTAAAAATGAAAACTATAGGTCCTACTTATATAGAACTTATAAAGACACAGGAAAGGCTATTTAAAATGTGTAGACAAGCGGCAAGTGATTTGGGATTATCTATATCCAGTAGAGCAAAATTGGTGGCACCTAAAAAAGTGGAGGTAAAAAAAGAAAGTAAATTCGATAGGATGTTTGGAGATGTATGATCCATATCCACTAGACTATCCTATTAAAAAAGAGTTAATTGGATACTCCACTGATGTTATAGATGGAAAAATAATAGCTTGTCAAAAACATAAATGGGCTTGTATGAGATTTCTAAGAGACTTAGAGAGAGAGGGAACGGAGGGGTTTCCTTTTTTATTTAATGAAGAAAAAGCTTTAAGATTTTTAAATTGGATGAAATTATACAAGCATAGAAAAGGTGTTTTGGTTGGACAAAGAATCGACCCCCATATTATACAGAAATTTGTATTTGGAAATATATATGGGTGGGAACATAAAGACACAAGACACAGGAGATTTAGAAAAGGATATTGGCAAGTTGCTAAAAAAAATGCTAAATCCCAAAGTCTTTCTTGTGTAGCAAGCTATGAATTAATGGCAATGGGAGCAGGGAAAAGCGAAGTTTATTGTGCTGCTACAAAGACAGACCAAGCTAAAATAGTTTTGGAAGAAACAGAAGCAATGCTTGACAATTGTGAGGAATTAAAGGGAAAATATAAAGTTGCGTACAGTAGGATAATACACAAAAAAACAGGCTCAGTAATGAGAGCTCTGTCTAAAGAAGATAAAAAAACAGGGGACGGGCTTGACCCTCAATGTGGAATAATTGACGAATACATGGCTAGCGAAACATCTGAAATACACGATGTTATAGAGAGTGCTATGGTTGCAAGGGCAGAGCCTTTACTCATGATTATAACAACAGCAGGACTTGACTTAAATGTACCTTGTTACGAAGAAGAATATATGTATATGTCAAGCATACTAGATCCGAACAACCCTATTGAAAATGATGGCTATTTTGGAATGATAAATGAATTAGACAAAGATGAGGAAGGTAATCTGATAGATGATATCAATGATGAGAGGATATGGGAAAAGGCAAATCCAATAATTTGTTCGTATCCCGAAGGGATAAAAAATCTAAAAGATTTATTGATAGCAGCTCAAGATGTTCCTGAAAAAATGAGGTCATTTTTGACTAAAAATATGAATATCTGGGTTAATGAAAAAAGACAGGGATATATGAATATGGCAAAGTGGGCTTTATGCGGAGCTACAGAGAAGAATCCATTTCCTGATGTTACAGGATTACCTGTTATTAGTGGAGTGGACTTGTCATCAACTATTGACCTTACAAGTGTTAGTTTCGAGATACAACTGCCTGACAGCAGAATAGCTGTTATGTCTCATTCCTTCATGCCCGCTGATAAATTCCATGAAAAGATGAAAAGTGACAAGAGACATTATGACTTATGGGAAAAACAAAAATGGTTGACAGTAACCCCTGGGGCAGTAGTAGATTATAACTTTGTTCTAAAATATATAGAGAACACCTATGAAAAATATAACTGGGTAAAAGGTGAAGTTTGTTTTGATAGAGCCTTGGCTACTTGGTTAATGGTACAACTAGAGAATAGAGGATTTACACCTGTAGATATACCACAAGGTATGCTCACCTTGTCAGAACCTACTAAAGATTTTAGAACACAAGTCTATAGTCAAAATAAGAATATAATACATGATAATAACCCAGTATTAACTTGGGCAATTAGTAATGCGGTTACTAGAAAGGACCATAACGAAAATATTATGCTAGATAAATCAAAATCAAGGGAAAGAATAGACCCTATAGCTTCACTTATAAATGCTCATGTAAGGGCAATAAGTAAATTTAAAATATTGGAAGAAGATATATTCTATAGTCCAGATATATAAGGAGGTGAGACATTGAATGTATGGAATAAAGCAGTTAATTATATAAAGAACATCCGCAGAAGCAAAAGAATAGTTGTAAAAAATTATGGATCGGCCTTTAATTTTTCTAATACAGACTTAGCAACTAATGAAACTATATTTGCTGCAGTATCATTATTAAGTAATACTATGGGCAGCTTGCCCTTAAAGCTTTATAAAAACTACAATGCAGTTAAACCTGAGGATGATAGTTTAGCTCAAATGATTGAATACAATCCATATTCATACTTAACAACTTTAGAATGGGTTAGAGTTATGGAGACTTTAAAAAACATCAAAGGTAACTCTTATGCAGTAATAGAATATGACACAAGTTATCAGCCTATGAATTTGCGTATATTAAATCCTGACTTTGTGGAACCTGTTATAGAAAAAGATACAAAGGATCTATGGTATCAAGTAAGAGACCAAGATGGATTGGTGTATATTCATAATACAAATATGATTCATTTTAAACATATTTCTATTAATGGATATAAAGGTATCAATCCATTGGATGTACTAAGAAATACTATAGATTATGATAGGGAGGTTAAGGAATTTAGCATTAATCAAATGAAGAATGGATTAAAAGCTAACTTAGTAATTAAATTATCGTCAAAACTAAATGAAGAATCCATGAAAGAATACACCGATATGCTAGGAAGGTTTCAAAAGAATGGGATCTTATTTGTAGATATGGGCAAAGACTTTCAAGAACTTAAAAATTCACAATTCATAGACCCTAAAGTATTTGATGTGGAAAACATCACTATAGCAAGAGTAGCAAGGGTGTACAACATACCTTTACACAAACTATTAGCAGAAAATCAAAGTTATGCAAGTGCTGAGCAAGCTGACTTGGAATATATCAAAGACACTATATTACCAAGCGTTAGGCAAGACGAACAAGAATTAAATAAAAAACTATTAACAGAAGATAGGAAAAATCAAGGATACTCCTTTAAGTTTAATCTGAATGGCCTGGCTAGAGCAGATATGAAAACTAGAGGAGATTTTTATTTTAAAGGAGTACGTTCAGGATGGTTTACACCAAATGAAGTTAGGGCATTAGAGGAATTACCACCATTAGAGGGAGGTGATGGTCTTTATATGAGTGGAGACTTATATCCTATCAAAGAATTAGGTAATAGAAAGAGGTGATTAAAATGGAAAAAACAAAAACAGTAACTAAAGAACAAATAGATGAAATTCTTAGCAAGTCTCAATTTAAAGAGTTTCATAGAATCTTTGATAAACAATGCGTAGTGGTGGCATTATTGCCCAATGGATTTACTATAGTTGGAGAATCTGCTTGTGTAGACCCTAATAATTATGACGAAACAATAGGATATGACTTAGCTGTTAGGGATATAGGAAAACAATTATGGATGTTAGAGGGTTATCTATTGCAGAATAGAGGTGAGAACAATAAATAAGTTTTGGGAAGTTAAAAACGCAACAGAGGAAAATACAGGAGAGATTTATATCTATGGTGATATAGTCTCCTATAAGTGGTATGAGGAAGATACTACAGCTAAAAGTTTTAAAGAGGATTTAGACGCATTGGGAGATGTAGATGTACTTAATGTGTACATTAATTCTCCTGGAGGTTCCGTATTCCAAGGTCAGGCTATAGTATCAATTTTAAAAAGGCTAAATTCTAACATTAAAGTTCATATAGATGGTGTAGCCGCAAGCATAGCTTCTGTAATAGCAATGGCAGGACATACTATTCATATGCCTAGCAACGCTATGATGATGATACACAACCCTTGGACATGGACATATGGAAATGCAAATGAACTTAGAAAGCAAGCTGATGATCTAGATAAGATAAGGGAAAGCATGATTTCAATGTACTTAGATAAGGCAGGAGATAAGCTTGACAGAGATACATTGATAGATTTACTTGACAAAGAAACATGGCTAACTGCTCAAGAATGTTACGACTATGGATTATGCGACGTTGTAGAAGAAGAAAAGGAAATTGCAGCAAGCATAAACATGGATATGTTATCCAAGTATAAAAATACACCAAAAGAATTACTAGGAAGAAAGACAGAAAAGTGTAATGAAGTTATCAATGCAAATATTAAAGATGAAGAAATTGAATCTTTAATAGCAAGAGTAAATAATATTATAAAATTTGAGGAGGAACGTATTTATGAATAGGTATCAATTAGAACAAATGTTAGCAGGAGTAGGGCAAGAGTTAGATGTAGCAAATAAGAAATTAACTTCTATGTATGCAGATGCAAAAACAACTCTTGAAGCAAGAAGTGAGCAAAAGGAAACAGTAAAGGATTTAGAAGAAAGATTTAATGGTATCAAGTCACAAATTGATGAAATGGATAAAAAAGCTGCAGCTAAATTAAATCAACAATCTATAGAAGGAACAACACCAGAAGAGAAAGTAGTTAAAGCAAAAGCAGAACTTATAAGAGCAGTAATGGCAAACAAACCTGTACCTCAAGAAGTAAAAGCTGCGTTAGGTGACAATAACGCTACAGGTGGAGAAAAGATATTACCAAGAACAATGACAAATGAATTATTACATGAGCCATTTGTTAAGAACCCATTAAGAGACATCTCTACATTTACGAATATCACTAATTTAGAAGTGCCTAGAATAACATTTTCCCTAGATGATGACGATTTTATAAAAGATACGGAAACAGCTAAGGAATTAAAAGACTCTACCGATACAGTGCAATTTGGTAGGTTTAAATTCAAGGTATTCTCTAGTTTATCAGAAACAATACTACTAGGCACAGATACTAATTTAGTTCAAACTGTAGAAGCTGCTTTAGAAAGTGGATTAGCTAAGAAAGAGAAAGTTGTTGCTTTTACAAAGTCACCAAAATCAGGAGAAGAGCATATGTCATTCTATTCTGCACAAAATGCAATAAAGGAAGTAGAAGGTGATGATATATACAAGGCAATCAAAAATGCATTAGCAGATTTAGAGGATGATTATTCAGAAAATGCTACCATAGTTATGACTAAGAAAGACTATTATGACATGATCGAGACTTTAGCAAATGGCAATACAACCTTATACATGGCACAACCAAAGCAAGTGTTAGGGGCACCAGTCGAATTCTGTGACGTGGCAGTAGATCCAGTTGTAGGGGATTTTAGATATTCTCATTATAACTATGACTTGAATATGCTGTATGACAGAGATAAAAACGTTAGGACTGGAATGGAGGACTTTGTTTTAACTGCATGGATAGATCATAGAATCAAATTAAAATCAGCATTCAGAATTGCTAAAAAAAAAGTAACCCCATAGAGGCAAAAGGGCTAAAAACAATGGCAATAGAAAATGAAGTTGACCTAAATGCTTTAACAGTAGCAGAACTTAAAAATATAGCAAAAGAAAAAGGAATACCAGGGTATTCAAATATGACCAAACAACAACTAATATATGCTATTAACGAGACACCTTAGGAGGTGTTATTTTTATGAAATTAAATGAAGTTAAAGAATATTTAAGAGTAGATGGAGAAGAAGAGGACAATCTTATAACCTCTCTTCTTCTCGCATCGCAATCTTATATAGAGAATGGAACCGGAATCAAAATTGATGATGTTGAACGAAACAAAAACTTAAAACCACTATATAATTTAGCAACAAAATTATTGGTATCTCATTGGTATGAAAATAGAACTACTGAAATAACAGGACCTAACTTTCATAAATTGAATTTTAGTCTTGAATCTTTGTTTCTACAGTTAGAAGCTGAATATTTGAAGCTAAAGAGAGAGGGTAAGGTATGAATCCAGGAAGATTAAAAGATCGCATCACTTTACAGAGGAAAAAGGAACAAGAGGGTTCTGTTATTGATTTAGATGATTATGAAGATTATATACCTTTATGGTCCGAAGCTAGATTTTTAAAAGGTAGGAATTTTTATGCTGCTAGAGCTGCCAATGTAAAAACTGATGTAGAATTTATTATTAGATATAGAACAGATATAGACGAAACTATGGGGATTAAATTTAATAATAGATTCTATGAGATAGAAGGTATATTACCTTTAGATAATAATAGCATGTATTTAGTCGTTAAAGCTTATGAAGTTAAACATGATATGTAGGTGATGTTATGTCTTATAAAATTAAATCAACAGAAAGCGAAGAAATAGAAGTATTTTTAAATGAAATAATGGGAGTTACAGAAGAAATTGAAGAGAGATTTCTAAAAAGAGCAGCCGAAGTAGAAAAAAGAAATATAGTTAAAAATTTAAATATTTTAAGAGCTGAAACTAATGACCCAGAACATAAGCACATGGCAGATGATGTAAGCTATAGAATTGTAAAAGATAGATATGGTGGAAAAGTAGCTAGAATTAGAGGAGGAAGAAAAACAGGTACTAAATGGCATTTAGTGAATGATGGAACATATAGAAGTAAAGCAACACATTTTATAGATACTGCTATGAAACAGTCGGATGAAGAAATAGAACAAATATTTGAAGAGGAAATGGAAAGGGGTGGGTTTTAATGGATTTGGTAAGCTTAGTAGATAAAACCTTATCTCCTTTAAAAATACCAGTTTTATGGCAAATAAGACCAGGAAAGTTTCCTGGAATATCATACCACTTCTTTAATGAAAGCGGTATTTTATTTGGTGACGGAGAAGTGGAGAGAATGACAGTATCTTGTCAAGTAGATATTTGGTCGAAAGATGGGCATGAAAATATAAAGAAAGAAGTCAAAAAGTTAATGAAGAAATCTAGATTTTTAGAACCTTATTCTTATGATGGATACGAGAAAGAAGTTAAATTATATCATACAGTAATGGTATTTAATTATCACTATAAGGAAGGTGAAACAAGATGAATAAATTTAAAAAAGCATATAGAATCAACGTAGAACATTTAGTTTATGCAATTATGACTAAGGATGAACCTAGTTTAGTCGATTATGGAACAATAAAAAAATTATCAGAAGCTATGCAAATACAATTAACTCCTTCTGTAGCATCTGCGCAACTATTCGGTGACGGAGTAAAACAATCTTCTATAGCAAAATTGACGGGTATGACAGCAGTATTGGATGTTACCAAAGTGCAAATAGATGATAGGGCAATTATTACAGGAGCAACTTATGAAGATGGGGTATTAATTGAAGGAAAAGACGATACCGCACCATACATTGCTATAGGCTGGAAGGTACCGCAGGATATGCCTGGAGTAGCAGAGTATCATTGGTTATTAAAGGGTAGGGCACAGCCTTATGCGAATACAGTACAGCAACAAACAGATAACATTAATTACAGCACGGATACAATTACCATAGAATTTGTACCAAGGGACTTTGATGGTGCACTAAAATATTCTGCCGATAGTGCTGATCCAACATTTACAGAAGAAAAGGCAGCTAAGTGGTTCGAGAAAGTGCCAGGGCAAAAATAAAGAATAATCCCCTTTACTTAATAAATTAGATATTGTAGTATTGGGTAAAGGGGGAGATACGGAATGAATCAAAAGCAAATAGAATTAGAAAAGAAGCTGCAAAAGTTTAATAAAGTTATGCTAAAAATCTTACGTGTATTGCTTGCTATAATAGTCGTACTTTTAATAGCTTTATTAATTCAGAGATACTTTACAAAGCAAAAATATAAGCGCGAAAAACTATCGTTGGATGAATATATTCTTACTACTACGAAATTTGAATTAGGTGAAACCAACGAAAAAAAGGAAAGAGTAATTAAATACGAAATAGAGGATGATTTTAAAAAAGTTTATTTAAATGCAGATGCAAATTTAACTGATAATATGGTTATTGATTCTTGCATATTGAGTACAAAAAAGATTATGAAGACACTCACCCAAGATGAGGAATTTTTGAACATGGATCAAAAAGGAATTTCTTTCAATTGGGCAATTGATGTTGTTGATGGCTATGGAAACATAAGCAAAGTTGTAGGATGTAGAATAGATTTTTTGAGAAAAGATTTTCTAAAATACAAGTGGGAGAATATAACGATAGATGGGATTAAAGAAACAGCACATACTTTTTGGGTAAACCCAGTTTTAGAAAAATAATAAAAAATAAATAGCACCTTGTTAAGGTGCTATTTATATTGGAGTTGATTAAAATGGCAAAAAAGAAGTTTGCAATAACACCAATACAACCTCTTGAAATAGAGTTTCCTGATGGGGAGGTGGTAAAAGCTATATTTACTATAGAAGCCTTCCTATTAATGTCAGAAGAATTTGGAGACTTGACAATTTTGGCAGAAGAAGAAAAAGAAAAACCTTTTGATTTAGCTACAAAACTTTTATATTCTGGCATGAAGGTTATGGATAATTCTGCCACATATGAGGAGGCTCAAGCGATTGTGATTGGTGGGGGATTGCCTCTTATAGAGGTTATATTTGAGAACGTCTTAGAAACCTTTGACGGAGTAGAGTTAAGTAATGAAGAAATAAAAAAAAAGGTGGAACAAATGGCGTTGCAGTATGGCCTGAAATAGATTTTGACAAATTATATTTTCATTTTTGTGTAGTTTTAAAACAACCTGAAGAAGTGTTTTTTAAAAGTACCATAGGAAAAGTTACAAAAATGATAAGCCTCTACATAGAGGCTGGAGGACAAGAACGGGAAACAGTGGAACACATTACATCCATGAACCAGATTGAGGGGTGGTAAATTGTCTTTCAAAAATTATAGAAGATCAATAATATTAGATTTTAATTATGATGAAGTTAGAAGAGGGGTCCCTGAAGCTAATAAGCAGATGGCACTCCTTAATGCTGAGTTTAGAAAACAAAGTGAAGCAGCAAGACAATCGGGAGATTCTATAGAAAAATTACAGCTTAAAAATGAAACATTTGCAAATAGAGTAAAGATACAAACTGATAAAGTGGAATCTTTAAGGCAAGAATTAGATAGGCTAACTAACTCAGAAAACATTAATGAAAAGGCAATAGCTAATAAAACTATAGAATTAAAAAATGCTGAAACTCAATTAATGAAATATAAAAGTCAAAGCGAAGAAGTATCAAGAGAACTAAAAGCACAGGATAATATTTTTGGTAGGACTGGAGCTGCTATATCTGATTTTGCAGAAAAGTCTAAAGCAGCAGGAGTAGACTTAGAAAAATTAGCAGGAACTATGCAAAAAGTCGGAGCGGTAATGATGGGAATTGGAGTTGCGGCAGTAAAAATGGCGGGAACTGTAGACCAAGAAATGGCCAAGGTGTCCACTATTGCAGATACCACAAATATCAGTATGGAAGAATTGAGAAAAGGGGTAATGGATACTAGTAATACTTTTAATATAGCTGCTGCTGAAGTAGCACAAGGGCTGTACAATATAAATTCTTCCAATATAGATACAGCAGATAGTTTAGGTGTGTTAAATGAATCTGCAAAGTTAACCAAAACTGGATTTACCGACATGGGGACTGCAACGGATATTTTAACTACAATTATAAATTCCTATGGGATAGAAATAGAAAATGCAAGTCTTTTAACTGACCAATTAATTATAACGCAAAAATTAGGGAAAATCACTATAGATGAATTGGGAAGTAGTTTTGGCAAAGTGGCAGGATTAGCTGCTACAGCTCAAATTCCCCTAGAAGAATTATTAGCGGCAATTGCAACGCTAACAACTAGAGGAATAGAAGCAAGTGAGGCAGTAACAGGAATGAGAGGGGTTATATCTGCAGTAATAAGACCTACATCTCAAGCCACAGAAGAAGCCGAAAGATTAGGGTTACAGTTTAATTTAGCTGCATTAAGAGCAAAAGGATTTTCTGGATTTCTTGAAGATGTACAAAGAAAAACTAGAGGGAATGAAGAAAGTATGGCTAAATTATTCGGCAGAATTGAAGGGCTTAACAGTATGTTTATTTTAGCCAGTGAAGAAGGTGCAAAATTGTATGCAGAGAATGTAGACGAAATTACTAATTCCGCAGGATTTGCAGATGAGGCCCTAGAAAAGCTCAATACTCCTATTGAAAATCTTAGTTCTGCATGGAATAAATTAAAAAATACCATGATAGAGTCAGGGAAGGGATTGGCGCCACTGGTGAATATGTTAGCTGCTTTCTTAGAATTAGTAGCAAAAACACCCGCCAAATTAATGACAGTCATAGCGGTGGTAGGAATGATTACTTTTGCAATAGGAACAGCAGCTAAAGCAACATTAGGATTTGCTACAGTTATGACGGGCTTGGGGACGGTATTTAATTTTACAGTTGCACCAGGAATAATGAAGGTGGTAGGGATATTAATGGCATTAGCGGCGGCTATTGCAATAGTATTGTCTTTAGTCTTAGCTTTAAAAAGTGGGGCAAGAGAGGCAGGGAATGAAGTCGAGAGTCTAGCAAATTCAGCGGGTAAGATGACAGGGGACTTTCAAAAACAGGTCAACGAGGCTCAATCTAAAACAGTTAGAAACTTGCAAGGTTCTCATAGAAGTGGGTTGCCAAGGGTACCTCATGACAGGTATAGAACTGAACTACATGAGAATGAAGAGGTGTTATCTGCTAATGATCCTAGAAACAGAAACAACCCTAATTTTAGACAAGGCTATGGAAACATTTATATAACTGTACAAGCAGATGATTTGCAAGAAATGAGTGATGTAGTGAGGTTGTTTGAGGGTATGAGGCAAAGACAGAGGGCGGGTGTTGTGTATGGCGGTTAAAACATTTCCAATTAAAAACACTGCTAATAGCTATAGTATTAGCATATTAGAAGCTGAAAGAAGTCCTGTTGATGGGAAAATAACCCATAGGGTTATAAGTTTTAATCATTGCGATGATCCAGAATATATACAGTTGACTGATCTAAGCATGACGATACGAATAAAAGATAGCAGAGAGACGATATACGACGCATCTTATGGAGGGATTTCTTGGGAACAAGATATTCCTCATAATGCGATAGTAACTTCCACGAAAATATATTTCAAACAAAGACCTTTTGTTCAAGGTGGAAGTAATGGAGGACAACCAGTATATAGTGGAGATATAAGAATAGCTTATAACAAAGGGAAGTTTGTTCCTGGATATGATTTTTCTTTTAGCGATTTAACAAACTATGTACATGTACCTGTTAGAACAAAAGAAGAATTTTGCATAGAAATAGACGAAGACTTAAAGGGTAGCGTATTATTAAGAGGCTTAAAAACTGAAAATTTTATAATCCAACAAGGTATAAACGGCGTAGGATTGCTAGAGAGAGAAAATTATATATGGGTTATTCTTAATAATAGAATGCATCTGAAACCGTTGAGAGTAGAAGTAGAATATGAATTACCACCTCCATCAAAACCTAGAAGTTTATATCCTGATGGAGATACTTTAAATCTTAGAGGAGATATAAGATTTAGTTGGGCTAAAGAAGATGAGCAAGAGTATATAAATTTACAATACTCTACCAATCAAGGCAGTACTTGGGCAACATTAACCAATCAGAAAACTAGAGATAATTTCTATATTGTACCTGGAGGAACAATAAAGCATATTGGCAGAGTAGACTGGAGAATTAGAATAGGTAACGAAGCACAAATATATTCCGATTGGACTACTGCGATATTTACAGCAGGAGCAAAGGAACCACAAGCACCGTATCTGGTAACTCCTGTAGGAGATTATATACTAAAAAGTGATGGGGCAATTGTATTTAAGTGGATTTATAAAGGAGACATAGGGACAAATCAAGCTGCATATGAAATTTCAATTTCCAATGATGATGGAGTTTCCTGGCAAAGTAGAACATTGAGTTCACCAAACCAACAGAATAGTCAATATCTGGATTATACAGGTTCTGTCTTATGGAAAATACGAACTAAAAATAATTATAATGAATGGTCACCTTGGAGTGATATAGCACAATTCACGATTATAGATACTCCACCTGCCCCCTGGTTTACTTATATAGAAAATAAACATATGCCTACTTTATATTGGAATTCTAGTAATCAGGATGTATATAGAATATGGATAAAAGATAATAAAGGAGAATTAGTTTTTGATACTGATGAAGTAGCAGATGCTAATGCAAGAGAATTAAAATTACCTATATTTTTGAGCTTTGGGAAATATACTTTTTATATCCAAATTAAAAATAATTTCAATATAGAATCTCCAATAAGCGAACAAACAAAATGGATTAATCCAGCTCCCCCTAAGAAACCTGAAACAGATGTATATTCACAAGATTATAGAGTAGTGATAACTGCTAGTGTTGTAGATGGGTTAGTTTATAGAGATGGTAAATATATAGGAGCATTGAAAGATGGAAAGTTCTTAGATTATACAGCAGGGAATAAGACTATATATGAATACTTTGTTAGGAACGTAGAAGATGACAATTACAATGACTCTGAAATCAAGCAGGGACAATGTAATTTTAGAAAAAATACTATTGCAACTATAGATAATCCTGAAGACTTTATAGAGGTATATGTCAATTTAGACAATTTTCCACAAAAAACATTTGATTTTAGACTAGACTATAAGAGTATGAATTTTGCAGGTAGAATCTATAAGGCTACAGAATTTGGAGAAAGTATACAAGAGGATAGAACCTTTAATTTTTATGTAGAAGAAAAAGAACCTATATTGGAATTGATTAAGAAGAAAAAGGAATTAATTTATAGAGATATAAATGGTGAAGTAATATATGGAACTATAGCTAGTATATCCGGAGAAAAAAGACTGGACGGTTATACTGTAGTATTTACTATAGGGAGGACTAGGGAATGATAAAGCTTACAAAAGAACAACAAGATTTGTTACATTTCTCCGATAATACTAGGAATATAAAACTTAGATATGATTTGTTAAATTTTGAAGAATTTAAAATAGGAGAATTGGATGTTGCAAGTGGAAAAGTAGGGTTAAATTCACTAGCTGAAATAAAAAGAATAGGAGCTTTCGAAATAAAAGAAAATGAATTTAAGGACGTAGATTGGATTAATTCTAAAATACGTCCTATGTTTATGTTAAAAAATGATGATAAGCTGTATGAATGGAGCTTAGGAGTGTATTTGATTTCCTCCCCCTCTGTAGATATAGTGAAGGGAAAATATAGAAGAATAGAGGCCTATGATGCTAATCAAATTTTAATGGAGGACAGATTTACCAATAGATACTTCATTAAAAAAGGTACGAATTATGTAAAAGCCGTAACACAAATAATTAATAGTGCTGGAATATATAAGGTTAATATAATTCCTCATCCTGGAGAACTAAATTCAGATAAGGAGTTTGAAATAGGAGAGAGCAAATTAACTGTAGTAAATGAATTGTTAAGACAAATTAATTACACTTCTATATTTACAGATGAATGGGGGTACATGGTATCTAAACCTTATATTCTACCTAATTTAAGAGAAGTCGAATACACTTACAAAGAAGATGAAACTAGCATTATATTTACAGATTCCAAAAAGCATTTATTAGATGCTTTTAATTCTCCTAATATTTTTGTGGGAACGGTATCCACTCCTGAGGGACAAAATTTAAGGTCTGTATATGTAAACAATAACCCCTTAAGTCCTATATCTACAGTTAGAAGAAAAAGAAATATAGTTAGACATGAGGAAGTACCTGACATTTTAGACCAGGTTACACTTGATAATTATATTAAAAGACTTGCATATAATAGTACGAATTTATATAAAAAATTAATTTTTAATACCGCTATAATGCCCCATCACAGCTATTCAGATTGTTTATTTGTAAATGGAGAGAAATATATTGAAACTGAGTGGACTATGGAATTAGAAACAGGTGGTGTAATGACTCATAATTGTAGGAAGGTGATAAATATATGATTGATTTATTTGAACAACCTATACAAGAAATAAGTGGAGATAAAATAGCTACAATAGTAGAAATAAATGAAGATGGATTACCTATTATTAAATTTGATGGAGAGGAAAAACCCAGTCAAAAACTATATCCTATAAGTGGATTATTTAAACCTGAAAAAGGACAAAGAGTGATGATGAAAAGGTTTAATGATACTTATATCATAGAATATAATATTTTATATTTGGAGGTATTAGAGGACCCTGCGAAAAATAACTTTGAAGGAAATGTAAACATAAATGGGGATTTAAAAGTTGATGATATTAATTCTAGAGATGTAAGTTGTAGAAATATAACTGTTAGAGGAATATCTGATATAGACATTTTAAAAGTAATTGGAAAATTAGACTTAGAATCTGATTTAACTGTTGCAGGAGACACTTCATTAAAAAAAGCTTTTATAAATGACGAATTATCAACCAAAATTTTAAAAGTGTTAGACATGGCCATTGTAGATGGTTTAAAAATAAATGGCAATATAGGTTTTTTTGGGACAACTCCGACTAATAGAAAATCTATAGATAGACCAGCTGGAACAAATTGGAATTTATATGCTAGGGCTATAGCTGAATTATTAGATATATTGGAGGAATATGGATTAATACAGCAAAGGGGATAGGTGATTAGATGAAGATAAAAGAATTTGATTTTTCTCTAGATGTTAAAAAACACAAAAGAATAGAAGATATAGTTTTAGTTGAAAATGATAGACAAACCGCTAGATTTAATATTAATCTAATGGATGGGAATCAAGCTTTTTTAATAGGTGAAAATGCAGAGGTATCTATAGCATTTCAAAAATCAGACGATACCTATGTAGAGCAAGAGTGCATGCTTATAGGTAACAAGGTAATAGTAACATTGGTAGACCAAGTGCTTACTAAAAGTGGAAAAGTCATGGCAGAAGTAATAATACGGAATGACGAACAAATACTAACTACCGCCAGTTTTGGCTTCCATGTAAGAAAGAATATACTAAATGATGGTGCTATAGAGAGTACAAACGAAATAGGGATATTAAACAAATTAATCGATAAAGTGAAAGAGTTGGCTCAAAAAGTGATTAATTCAATTCCTAGGATAGGAGATAACGGTAATTGGTTTATAGAAGATAAGGATACAGGCAATCCTAGTAGAGGAGAAAAAGGAGAAAAAGGAGAAAAAGGAGAAAAAGGAGAAGGATTAGATTATAGTTGGCAGGGAACAAAGTTAGGGGTAAAAAAAGAGAATGAAGAAAATTATTCTTATACAGAGTTGCAAGGCCTATCATTACGAGAAGCAAAAATTTTCCAGGAAATGTTAGAAGACAATACGGTATTCCGTTTAAAAATGTTAACTGAAAAAATAGAAAAGTCGGGTTGGGATACAAAAGTTGTAGGAATAGGTGGAGTTTATCTTGAGGGGGTGGGGGAGCTTGCAGAAGATTTCGATATTGAGCTTGAGTTTCCACCACCTCTAAAGGCGGCAACGATAAAAGCTCGTGTTTATGACTTTGTTACACTATATTATGATTATAGTTTAGTTAATATAACGTTGGCAACTTCTTTCACAGGTAATTTAGGTAGAATTCCAACAAAGATAGGTTATGACACCGACCGTTATGATGGCTGTTTCATAGTGGATGCTAGTAAATATCCTGTTAAAGACGAAGAAGAGATAGTTTTAGACTACACAAAAGGGTATGTATATTTTGTTTTGTATGAGAAAGACACCGATGATATATATAAAAAGTATGTAATATCAATTTATAAAGATGAAGAATAACCCTAAGAAGGGCTTTTTTTATGCCCTTCTTAGCGTTGGTTAAAAGTGGATGTATATTTTTGAGTTACTTATGATACAATATTATATAATAAATAAAACTGAATAAAGGAGGGATTTAGGTGCGTGATATTATTGAAGTTATTTCAATGATACTCCTACTCCTTATTATTAAAGAGTTGAAATCTTTGTAATAATAGGATAGGAGGGTAGGTTTCAAAATCCTACCCGTAACTAAACAATAAATATAAAATAATATCGCAAACTTGAATCCTTTGTAGAAAAGCACCTTTCGGGGTGCTTTTTAGTTTGCTTATTTTTATTCGGAGGTGGAATATGGACAATGAAATTATAGTAGCAATAATTGCACTATTAGGGACAGCTTTAGGAACAGGTGGAGGTATTTTAGCCTCCAGCAAACTTACTAATCATAGAATCGAGCAACTTGAAAAGAAAGTAGACAAGCATAATACAATAATAGAACGTACGTATATTTTAGAAGAAAAAATGAAAGTGGCTAATCATAGAATAGAAGATTTAGAAGAGATTACGAAGGAGGCAATAAAATGATAATTGATATATCACATCATCAAGATCCAAAGAGTATGAATTATGATAAGTTGGCCAAGCAGGTTGACCTTGCAATCATCCGTACCCAGTATGGCAGTAGAACATTAGACAGGCATTACAAAACCCATCACAAAGAATTCCGAAAGAGGGGAGTTCCTACAGCTTGTTATGCATGGGTTAGAGGAATATCTGAAAATGACATGAGGAAAGAAGCAACTGATTTCTACAATCGTACTAAAGATTTAAATCCAACTTTTTGGTTCCTGGATGTA